AAGGAAGTTTTCGAGGAGGCATACCGGGAACTTGGCTGCACAGATTTCATCAATGAAGAATAATTAAGAGAAGGAGCTTCTCCGATGCAAATTTGCACCGGGGAGGCTCTTTTTTTATTGCTCACAAATGGAGCTGGTGTCAATAATAATTTTCGACAAAAATAAGATTGCTGTTTTAGACAAAAATCCGGATTCTGTTCAAAATAATTTTCTCAATACTTTATACCTTTACGAAAGACAATGCCGGAAAAAGGCAAATAAGAAGTCCCAGGAGATAGAGGTTTCTCAGAGAAAAAATCAGAGCGATTCTGCTCGAAAAATTCCCAAAAAAATATGTGTCCGTTGGACTGTCACGGGGACAGTCACGGAAAAGATAAGTAAAACGTCCATGGACGGCTTCTGATTTGACCCGATTTTTCATCGGTATCAGAAAAAATGCTGATTCAGTAGTTCAGTAGACAAATCGGAATGGCTTTCTTCCTAATTATAATATACGCCCAATTTCTTGTTGTCCTTGTGACCGTCCACCGGACAGTCCGTGTGACTGTCACGCAAAACGTCCTTGACCATACCGTCACCGTAACCGTAACCAATTATTAAATATATATATGTGTGGATAATGTGGAAAAGTCGGTGGATAAAACTCGAAAATTCCAAATTTATTTCAGTATAACTATTGACAACAATGGTGTCAGTGCTACGATACGCCCATAATCAAACAATGCTTAATCTAAGCGAAGAAGTAGCCAGCCAGATGGTTGTTCCAATCGGGTGGCTGGCAAAGAGTAGCAAGAAAAGCAGGTGGAAAATTCCAAATAAAATTCAGTAAAACTATTGACAAACTGGAATATTCCAGTTACGATGCGTCTAAGATAACAAATCAGTAAAAACACCGAAAGGAGCAGATGGACATGATGGAGTATGAGGCAAGAAAGAAAAGAGTAGCAATCAAAGCCCTGGAGTTAATCACTGGGATGAACAGAATAGCACCGACAGAGTTCGGCTTCGGTTATGTAGATAAGGACCACCAGTGCAGAGAAGGCTTAGTAATCAAGAATTGCTGTCCGGCAGTAATCGAGAAGCTGGTTTCGGAAGGATACATTCTGAGCATGACAGAATATGGATTACTGGTTGATAACCTCAGCATCAGATAAGTATTCGTGCATGGCAGATTGCATCGAGGATGTGTTGAGCATGGCGTATGGCAACTACCTTGTTGACTGCATGATTTTAGCATGAACACGGCAAGGGATGGAGGCGATTTTTAGGTGTTGGAAGAATATATCAAACAGTATGTAGCTGCCAAAAAGGCAGGAGATGCAAAGGAGATGCGGAGAATTGAGAAGGAACTTCGCTCTCTTGGAATGGATCAGATGACTCTCAATGTGCTGGAAAAGGAGTATGAATAATTCCCGGAAAAATTTCAGTTTTTCTATTGACACTCGGTACGCAGGTGCTACCGTACGTTCGCAATCAAAAATAACATTTTTGGTTGACTAAGGACAAGGAGGTAACTGCCGATTGGGAGCCGAAAGAAGCTGAGGAAGCTGAAGCGGAAGGTAGAGATGCTGGAAGCCCAGGTCGAAGAACTCAGCAGAAAAATCGAAGCCCAGGAAAACAAGAAAATTCGGATTGGAAAGATTATCAGTTTGACAGCAGAAATCTTAACAATCATTGCCGGAATTGTAGCAATAGTCGAATTGTTCATGTGACCCAGGCTCCAGGGAGGAGTTGATAGCCTCCCACATGGGATGGAGGAGCTTTTCCTCCTCCCATGCTATAAAAATACCACGATTGGAGGGAAAAGTAAATGGAGGCAACTAAGAAAGTCTGTAAGGCAGCCGGAGTTATCTGCCTGGTAGTAGCGGTCGGAACCGGAATCGCAGCATTTGCCCTGGCAACAGTGGTATTTGCGGCGGTAGCAATCGGAATCGAGATTAAGAATTGGAGGAAATAGATTATGAGCGAAGCAATGAAGCTGACAGAACAGCAGATTGAGCAGCTGGCTGTGGAAATCAGAGAGTACCTGCTGGAGCATGAGATGTGGCAGGATGTTGATATTTATTTCAATCACAAGAGATTTGGATGCAAGGACCCGGAAACCGGAAAGTATTATTACAATGACCGGGAGCATCTGTTTGTGGAGGAAGACATTGAACCGCAGACGTATTTCGAGTACGTCAATCCGGACCACATCCTCAGCATGAGCTTTGAAGGTCCGGTATGCGAGATGCTTTACTATGACGAATACCCGGCTATCAGAAAGGGATTCGATGCAATCTTCGAGAAGTACGGACTTTACTATGAGTTCGGTCATCACTGGAATTTCAGCTGCTATTACATTTAGGAGGTGGTGCAATGGAGCGATTTGAAGATATAAACCCTGGCTTGAAAGCAATGCTTGACAAGGCAGAGGAACTGGAATGGTCCTATGACGTATGGATAGAAGAAAGCCGGAACGGCAGAACATATGCAGAATTGGAAAGATATTCTCCGGCTGGAGAGGATTTCTCCATCATTGTTGATTTTGAAAAAGACCACCAGGTCGAGACTTTCCTGCGAGATTTGAGAGAGTATTATGAAAATTTCGATGTGGACGATCATGTTGAGATGTGGATGCCGTCAAGAGGAGAAAACGGATGTCCGTCCAGCATAAAAGCGCTTGTTGAGGATGCTGAAGCCATCGAAAGCATGATTCTGGAACTGCTTGATGCCCTGGAGGACATGGAGGTGGATTGCCGTTGAGTGATGAAGTAAAAGTTGGTAAGTGCGTTGTTGACGAAGATGGAGAGATTGTGGAACTGGAACGTGAGTTTTACGGGCAGGGGATGATTTTTAAAGATGAACACGCTTTTTACCATGAAGCAAAAACTCCCTGCTATGTCCCGGAGCTGTCAGATACGGTCTACACCAGAGAAGATTTTCTCCGGATGTGTAATGGGCAGGATGACATAGCAGAGGCGGTGTTCGGAGCTGTTGACTGGCAGCATCCAGAAACTTACCTGGACGAACAGTACGCCCAGGGAGAAATGGCAACCTGCAAGGTCTGCGGAAAGATATTCCTCAGCTATCATCTGATATTCGGAGTTTCACAGAGAGATAAGGCAGACCAGGACGGGCTGGTGGTTCCGTCCTGCAATAACTGCCACAACCTCGGAAAGTTGCTCAGTAGAGTACATGAGAATCCGATGGCAGAGAAACTGTCGAAGATGCTGGGACAGGCAGTTTGGGAGCGGAACTGGATACTGAAGGATGCCGTCCGTGACGATGAAGAAGCCCAAGAACTTGAAAGCAGCAATGCCCGGAAAGAATTTATGAAGCGATACGGAAGGTCGTATCTGTAAATTGGCTGTATTGCAACGGAGCAAAGAAGAAGCTATCAAATATACCCTGGCGATGCTGAAAAAGGCAGCCAGGGGCGTTAGATGAACCACGAGGAGGTCTGGAGATGAAGATATTGTTATATGTTTTGGCTGGTGCATGGGATACCGCCTACACGGATGGAACCGGAATCGTCGGAGTTGAAGAAGACATCAGAAAGCTGAATGTAAAGCTGGAACATATCAAGGAAACGAAGGCAAGTGAGTACCTGGAAAATCCGTATGGCGATACTGAGGAGGAAAGCGGAGATAGACATTATGAAATCACCGATGCTGCCGGAGGTTATGCGAAGTTTTACATCACAGAGCATTATGTAGATATTTCAACGGAGCTAATGGGAGCGATCAGCCGGGAAATGAGCAAGATTGACCGCAGAAGTGACATCGAGGAGTATCTGCGAGGCTTGAATGAGAGCGGAAACATCAGTGACTGGAAGTATGAGTACATGATGAGAAAGTCGGAAGTTATGGACCGGCTTATCGAATTGTTTGATAAATTGGAGGATTGCAACACACCGTTCAATTCCACGATGGATATTGTTGTCGGAATGGTGTCAAAGGAAATTGAACTGAACGATGAAGTGCTGGATTTTCTCTGGGAGGAGTTTGGCGATGCTCTGATAGATGATGACGAGTGCATCCTAGATGACTTCATCGGATTTGAAGCCGGAACTCACCGGGAGGAAGTATGGCACTGGTTTGACGAACGCTATTCCAAAGGTGTTGCTTACCTCATGTTCGGAGGAGAACGGTAGGAGGTGGGCTGAATGGCTGGAAACAAGAGAGCCGACGAACTTGGAAAGAATATCCGGGACTCGTTTGCGAGATGGAACCAAATTTACAATGAGGGCGGCAGTGATCCATTCTGGGAAGATGGAGTGAATCTCGGATTGGTCAGAAATCACATCATCAGTTACAAGAGACAATGTGAGGAGGAATTGTTACCAGAACAGTATCCTCCAGAATACAGACAGGAGCTTCCGCCAGTTGTGGATAGAAAGTACATGGCAAGAGCCGATGAAATAAAGTTGCACGCTGAACATAGCTTAGAAGTTTACGAAAGCGATGCGAATTACCAGTATTTGAAAGCAAACGCAAGCAGACTCGCTGAGAAGCAGAAAGGCGAAACCAGCGTTTTGAATGTGCTTGGATACGTCATCGGACTCCGGAGCTTCATCAAGAATGGGAGTCTTGTAGAGATGAGAAGACATGAACGTCCGGATTATTACCAGGAGTCATTCTTGAATTGCCGGAAGCGGATGGAATCCATTCTTGGAGCAGAAAAAGTGTTACCGCAGGGGCAGTTGTCTCTGTTTGATTTGTTTGAAATGTAGGAGGTAGATAGCATGGCATACACATGGCCTGGAATGAGAAAGCTGTCCTGGGATGAAGTCCAGGAGATTCATAAGACCACCGGACTGGAAGGATGTTTTCTTCTGTATCCGGATGAAACGGAAGCTGAGATAGAAAAAGGCTATACATGGTCGGGAATAGAAGAACATTACCGCAGAGGTGGAGAATTTGGCGAGGAGGCGAAGGAATGCTGATTTTAAGTCAGAACGGAGAGGTGATGGTGAATGTGGAAACTGTGAAAGCCATTACAACATACCGATTAGGTGATTTTGAGCGAGGAAAGAAGATGGAGAAGAAATGCCGCATCCTGGCATGGTATGGAACTGGGGAAGATGACTGCTGGGGCATCGGAGATTACGAGACCGAAGACCGGGCGAAAGAGATTATTAGAGCGATTTGGCAGAAGTACGGAGAATATCTGCACCGACCGGGAGGCCCTGCGATACTGCGTGGATCAGTTGATATCCCGGAAGCTGTCTGGGTACTTCCAAAGCTGTAT